ACTTAACCGCTGCGCTGTTCCATTGCTTTGCGGGCGTACAAATAAATCAGGCTGCGTTCCTGTATCGGCGGCATAAAGCCCTATCTCATTGACTGCCGTTGCAGATGCAGCACCTTCTACTAGTTGCATTGCAGTGTGTTTCCCAAGATCTGAAGCTGCGTTAAGGGCAATATGATTATTGGAAAAGCTGCTATTGATAGATCCAAAGTTGTTTCTTAGGTCTAAAGCTGATGCAGGGAATCTGTCGGTATCACCTGGCTTAGATGGATTAAATGACATGCCTTACCTCTTTTTCTTTGGTTTTTTGGTTGACCAAAAAGTGTTTTCTTTCAACCACTTAACTGATTGATTAAAACTTTTCTCACTTTATGTTCCTGAGTTGAAGGGTTGTCTAATTGGATAGGGATCCGTATAGATGGTCGCCACTCTGTTGAGTGTTAATTGTTTAATTGTACGCCTCTCTACCAGCCTCATTTGCTCATCAAAGAACGCTCTAGCCTTCCCATAGCTCTCTACATCCAGATTGTCTTCAAACACCTTCAGCGAAGCCCCCAGCGCAAGCAGCTGCCACCATTCCCTAAGCAGCGGCTGTTCCGTTGATGCTGCTAATGCTGTAGGTGTAACATCGGTATTCATTACCACTTCATATGCTTGATCGGGAACGGGCGTTAATTGGAATACGTTGTCATAAAGAAGCACAGCCTGAGGACGAGCTGCTTGATAATTAACATATTGAATTTGGATGTTCTCGGTAGCGGCTATATTTCCTGTCCAGGTAACGCCGGCTATAGCCCCTGTTGTATAATTGATTGTTGCGCCTGCGGCCACATCACCTGCAAAGACGCCCGCTGTTACCGCATCCGTCGCAGAGAGGGCATTCCCCCCAGTGTCGACAGCTGAGATAATAACCCTGTTACGCTTGATGGGCGCAGCTGTAATTGTGCCTCCATAAGGTCCAGGGGTGCCATCACCCGCACTAAGAATGTCGTTGTTTTGGATCTCAGGGTAAAGAGAAAAATATTGCTCTCTGCTTTGAGAAAAGAGAATCTCGTAGCCCCCAACATATACCGGTGGCTCAACGGTAATATTGTTGTTAAGAGGGTAAGTGTAGATATCTACGTTTGCTTCGGTGATGAAACTATATGTCTGCTTAAGGTTAAGTAGCCGAAGGTGTTCAGGCAGATCATACAGATAGAAATTGTTAATATAATCATCAAGATCAGCTATTGAGAGCTGGTTTACAGACGGCCTTCCCGTTACTCTGCGTACCTTTGCCCTAATCGCCGAAAGATCTGTGTTCACTGTCACCTTGTACCTCTTTTACTTCCCGCCACCATTCTACATGTAGTCATTAGACACAAACTGATACCTCTCGATTGGCTTGCCTGCGCCGATCATAGGGTTGCCGTCTTTATCAACCAAATGTTTTGATCTTGTGTACTTGCATTGACGGTTTAAATGTTTAGCCACCCCAAGTGGAATCGTATAGCTCTCGCCATCAATGAAATGATATTTTCTGATTGGGTCTTCTTTGTATAGACGGATAGCAAATTCTAGGTCACCACCCGGACATTCAATGTTTTTAAAAACACCCTTAACAAGTTTGGAATCTTCTTCATGAGCTTTTCTAATCCTTTCCGAAGACTTCTTCTTCTCTTCTGCGCTCAGCTTCTTATGGAACCCAACATTGATATCTTGGACAAATGTCATAAACCCTCGTTAGTTAAATAGGATGCTCTCACTTATGCAAGAGCACCCCTGTGTTGTTATCAAATGTTCACATCTCGACTAAATGCAAACCAATCCATCACATCGGTGTTGGATCCGACAACGGCAGTTCCGAGTGTTAGCCCGAAAATACTGTTGTTTTCAATTGGTGCAGTGAGTTGAGTTGCAATTTCTCCAACAGGTGTAGTGTGCGGGAAGCTAATGCCTGCCGCAGCTATTGCACTCGTTGGAAACGCAAACGCTGTGAATCCAGTAGAATCGATGTTTACAGTGACGGTGTTATTGCCAGCATTTATTGCTGTAATCTCACCTTGTAGACCATCAATCTCAGTCATCCCAAAGTTAGCATCCGGAAGATGCACTGTGATGATATCCCCAACAACATACTGATGTGTTACCGACAAGGTAATCACCGCTGATGCTGCTGCTGTAATACCGGTAATCCACCGTCTCTCAGGCGAATACCTTGCTGCTGGAATAATCCTGTAGTCTGCATTAGTCGCCGCTGCTCCAAACCCCGCAGCTGCAAGAAAGCCAAGAGTATAACTAACTCCCGCTGCAATTGCCGTTACAGAGAATTCAAGCCCTGCAATCTGAAGCATTCCTGTTGTGTTCATCACGCGTACAATGTCGCCAACGGCTGGATTGTTTGCGTCTGAGACAACAGCAGGACTAGCATTAGTTATTGCAGTTCCTGTTGCTACTAATGCGCCAGGTGCAAGAGAAGTTTGATCCACCTCTGTGAATCCTGCCCCCCCTGTCGCTACCAATGTGGCAGACATGACGCCTGTATTCGCTTCTGAGACGGTGGTTGCTTGACCGTTCCCATACCCCCGATACCAGGTTGATTCAACAACCAAATCGGCAGGGTTAGATCCCCAAATAGAACGATTTCTCACTACGAAGTAATCGATCTGTGTTGGAAATCCGATTGTTCTTGCGGTGCCAGCAGAAGCAAAAGAACCGCTAGCTACCAATGACATAGGTGTGCTCATAGTTTACCTCTCTTAAGCTAATGTACATCTAAGTTTAACAATCCAAGCATCATTCTTGATGCGTGGTACTTGCGCCATGCGCCATGCGGCGGTTTGACGTAGTTCGGAAGGATCATCTCCATGACCCGGTGGATGGTAGATGAACTTCGAGGACACCCCGTTCTGTTCAATCCTGGCATAGGCTTCCTGACCTGTAATAAAGATATTGTAGATATCATTAGTAAGAGCGGAAGCACCCCTTGTCACAGAGCCTCTTGAGGAAACAAGGAAACGGGTGTTCCCAATCGATCCCCATTCAGCAGACAGAACCCCTGTCTGATTCGGATACTGAGCCTTGCTAATGAATCCGTTAACATTTTCAAGTTGACCGATCAATTGTGTGGAACACATACCGAAGTAGGCATCTCGCACTGGACCTGTTCCAAACTTGTCTTCACCACCGATCATGTCAGTTAGGAAGTCAGCATCATTGTTTTGCAATGTCGCTACCACTCCATCAAAATCTGATCTGACAGGTTCTGTAGGATTATCGCCGTTTGTTCCACCTACGCAATTAATTACACTGGCGGTCGCGACTAACATCTCGCGGATGAGTTCGTCATCAGTCTCTCTCATGGATTGACCTAGACGCGCTGCCACTTCATTTAAAACAGGGTCCTGATTTATCAGCGTAACCTGCTTAGTTATAATGATATACGTAGAATACCAGTCGATCCTGGCATCTAGGTCTACCGCAGTCAACTGTTGCACGGGTGGATTGTTCATCGCTGGACCTAATGGTACAGGTGCTGTAGGAATCCGTGTGTAACGTCTGAGCCGCATGATATCACCACTACGCTCGTCCATCTCAATAGGCGTCGCAAAAGCTGTATGTATTAGTCTCGCCTGTGGCGTACTAAGCAGCTTAGCGTTAAACTTTTGTTGGACCGGCGGCGGTAATGTGGTCGTTGTTGTGGCCATATTTCACCTCTTTATATAGAGCCACCACGGAACTTTTGCATCTCTGCCAGTAAGTCCGGCGAGCCTTTAGCATAGGCATTTGCATGCGATAACGGACGCTGCTTCCCGATAGTATTGCCGCTGATAGGCTTGGCGGAATTCTCGGCTATCCGACTGTCGCTTTCCTTACCTGCATCCATATCACGATAAAACTGTGCTTGTTTGATCGCTTTATAGGCTCTGGCATAGGGATTGCGAGCAACGGATATGTCATGCTCAAGATCCGGGTCCTCTTTGATTAATCTTTCAACGTTTTCTGGGGTTACTATTTGATCGTAATCAGAATACTTCGCTTTGGTCTGGTCAGGTAACCGAGCCTTCTCTCTTTTAGCCAGTTCCTCTTCAATCAGCCTCTTAGCTCTTAAGTCCGCCTGTTGGACGGTGATAAGGTCATCATCCTCTAGCTGAGGCTCAGGGGTCGCTGGTGCTTCCTGAGGTTGGGGTTTAGTTACATGCCTTGCAAGTTCAGCATTCTGTCTCTCAAGCTCTCCCATTTTGCGTTCCATTGCCCGCCAGTTGAACTCTTTCGAGCCTTCCTTTGGTTCTTGGGACGCTTCTTGAGACGGTTCTTCGGTCGCTTCAACAGGCGCGACGGCTTCCTGCTCTTTAACGTCGGTAGTGTTAGCTTCTTCTGACATCTATCTCCTTTTGGGTTGCGAATCCCAGTGACGCGAGGTGATCAATAACGAAGATCAAACGTATTAATTAAATCTACGTTATATACGAGAGAGATATTAGTCAAAATTTTAGGATTTACGAAGGACATCATCAGGAAGGGGCCAGTGAAGGGAAAGCTTCTCTTTCTTAATATGCACATTTTGTGGTATTTTTTTAGTTGTGCGCTTTAGCAGCGGCAGCCGATGATTTCCTTGAAGAGGACGTCAGGGCTTTCCCATCCTTACAAGAAATGAATTCAGGTGGGGGAGAGAGAGGTTCGGAACGACGGTTCTAGCCAATATGGAACGACGGTTCTATGCTGAAGTGCACTTTTTACTCTTTTCGCCTGCGAGCCTGAATCTTCTCATAAGTCTTAATCCATTCCAGTAACTTAGGATCATGCTCATAGGGTGACTCTAGAAACATAGGCATTTCTGTGTGATCCGGAAGAGACCAGTGAAGAGATAACTTCTCTTTCTCGTTGTTTACCAGATAACAGTCAATATTAGGCCTCATGTCCGGTTGCCAGTTGGCATGGCCCTGGATGGCCCCAAACACACAGATGAGAGCCCTATCCCCGCCATGGAACGAAGGGGGCTTAGTGCACAACACTAGGATGTAATAGTCGCCCGAGAGGTGTGAGTGATTTTCCATGCAGGAATAGAGTTCCTTCATGTAAGTCTTACCCATTTCATGAGAAAGCTCATTAGCCTCTACGGGTGATGACTTGGCGTGTGCCTCGTGCGTGGCGAGCAGTTGTGTGCCTAGTGTCTCACGGTCTGCGTATTGTGACTTAGTCATTGGCTAACTACACACTAATTAAGAGTTCAGTTACTAGCGATACCTGTTATCTCTAGCGTTAACAGTGCCTTTCTGCACGATATCTCGCCCTTCAAGCGCATCGCTATGTGGGACTACATTGATAGAGCCTTTGACCGGCGTACCACGTGGGGCAAGTCCCGCACTTTGTGTTGATTTAATTGGATTTCCTTTAACGAACTGCTTGTTACCTTTTGCCATTTTTTCTCCTTGAACGCCCTGCTTTTGAAAGACTGATGGCTATCGCCTGTTTTTGTTTTTTACCTGATCTTACAAGTTCACTTATGTTTTCACTTACTACTTTTTTTGACTTTCCTTTTTTGAGCGGCATAATCTCTCTTGTTAAAAAGTGCACCTCTACCCACAGTCACCACTGTGCCACTACCATGGGGTTTTATCCCCCGGAGATAAAATGTCTCTTATCCCCTTCCCGTCTAGCTCACCCTCGAGGTGCACACGCTTACTTCTTTCTTAACTTACCCAAAGTTATAGCAAAACGAGCTCTTTTAGCGGTGATTCCTTTCCCCTTGGCTGCCTTGAGCAACTTTGCCTTAGGGATGTCTTTGCCAATCGGGCACTTCCCATTCTCCAAGAAAACCCTTACAACAAATAGTCCCCATAGGAGAGTAGGCGTTTAAGAAATATCATTAAATCGACATCTGTTATTCATGTGATGTAAGATGGGTCGTTAATTTTACATCACAAGAATGACGTCAACTACCCGCCCCTAAAGGGGCAGGCTTGAATTTCTTAGCCAACCTGTCCCCCTTGTTGCTGCGGCGCGCTAGCCTGTGATACTGCGCTTAGACTTTGCGCCTTAACCGCCTCTTTCTCTTGAAGAGAGCCAATGACATCAATGAATTGTTGTAACTGGGTTAAATCCATTCCCATGAGCTCTTTCGCTGACTTGATTTGATCTAAGGTTGCCTGTTCTAGATCCTTAACACTCTCTGCGCGTCTCTCTTGAGATAAAGCTACATTGCTAAGTACCCTTGAGTCTCTTTCATGCCTAAGCCCTATATTAGAAGCTGCGGTACTATCGGCTAGCTTGATCTGAGATTGAATCTGTGCAGCCTGCAACTCTTGTTGTTGTTGAGCTTGTTGCTGAGAGGCCTCTTGCTCTTGTTGGATGGCCTCTATCATTTCCTTAGTGCCATAGAGAGGTGCGTCTTTAAGGATGGTTTGTATCGGGATAGGTAATCCCATCTTGAACATCTCAAGCTTGGTGCCAAAGTGTGCTTTCTTTTGGGTCTCGGTTAGCATGCCTTCACCTACTACAGCATCAAACTTTTGGAAGGCTTTGTTGAAGAACTGCTCGCTAGGTTCTTTGCCCAAGATGCGCCCTACCTTGCCTGGGGTGAAGTTTGACTGAATCATCCCAATGGATATCTCACCAAGAAGCTTTTGTGACCTGTCTAGATTGTCGAAGAGGGTTTGCAGGGTAGTGAGACCGGCCCCTTGTCTTAGCATGGATAGGATGCCTGCTTTGTCATCATCGGCAGCCCCTAGAAGCTCTTCGTTGACGCCTGAGATTTCTTGCAATTCTTTGGCTAAGAGCTCTGATAGTTGGATCATGGAAGGGGGTATTTGAGGGGGTGGGATCTGCTCAACGGATGCCATGCCTAGAGGGGCTGTTTGTTTGATAAACAAGCCTCTGCCTTGCCCTGAGAGGAAAGCGTCGTTGTCATCGACAAGCGAGCCTTCCATGACCTTCATCCCTGAATTGATCTGTGACTCTAGGATATCAAGCTCAATGACCTTGCGTCTATTATAGAGAAACTGTGCGTCTCTAAGCGAGCGCACAATGCCTTGTATCTTCCATTCGAAGTAAGGTACATCAGGCTCGAAGTATGCAAACACCGGAACATGCGGATACCTGTCTATTCCATACGGATTAGACCCGTCAAACATAACCTGGTTGTTTAACACCACGGCAAGTCTTACGGTTTGTTTCTCTGATTTCGTTACTGATACTGTAGGAAATTGCTTAAGGTATTCTTTGAGATCACTGTCTTTACCCGTCCATTCCAGCGTATCGCCGGATTGCCCGTCTACCAAGAGCTTTATCGGCCTGTAATCGGCATACCAAAACTCGTCATAGGGTAACAGGTCGGTGTTTTGGATGTTGAAGTTTTCTGGTTGGAAGGTAAACTTATCATCACTGCGCCCACCTGTCATTTGGAAGATCTCTTCCTTGCGCGCAGGCATAAGCGACGCCGCTTGTTCTTTAGATAAATACTTTCTAGTCCATAGAAAGGTAGCGTCGGATAAATCAGCCTTGGTAAAGAACTGGTCCATCATATAGCCGTTATAGCCAATGTTATCTAATCTGAAGTCACCGTTGATAGGGTCCGTGCGGTAGTCCATCCAAGGGGCAAGCATGTTCATGCCTGTGGTTAGAGCCCCTTCAAAGGCCTCAGAGATAGTGTGGTATGCATCCACACTCTGGTAGGCCCAGCTGATGACCGTTGAAAGCTGGTCGGATGTCTCTTCGTCGGAACCTTCCATGGGAAAGACTGTTGTTGCCTTGCGTCCCCTGCGCTGGTGGCCGGCAATCATGTTAATGATACGACGGATGCGGTTGAAGTTGAACTTTCTTCTCTGGAAGACGGGATAGTCAGTGTAGAGCTCATTCCATAGGTTTTGATCGCCTGCCTTGAAACGTACATCCTTTGTTCCCTCTAGCCAATACGCCTGATTCGCTTGAGAGTTCTTCTCATAGGCATCTTCCATTAAGAGCTTGATGTGTTGGTCGTCGGTTAGCCCATCTTCGGAAAGCCTTGCGCTCATAGAGGTCACCTTATGTAATGAATCAATGGGGCAACAGTAAACGTAAAGTTTTTATTATGGAATGTAAACTCAAAACAACTCTCCATTTTGGAGTCTGTTTCTAGCCATCTCAACATATTCTGGACACTTCTCTATGCCTATGGCTGAGATACACAATCGCTTAGCTGCAAGTATCGTTGTGCCTGAGCCCGCGAAAGGGTCGAGGATGAGAGCGTTTGTAGGGGGTGATACTAGCTTTATGAGGTATTCCATGAGAGCTAGAGGTTTGACTGTGGGATGATTGTTTGATGAAGAGCGTTCTTTGCTCGAAGCTTTGGCACAGTAAAAATATCTCGAAGGCATCCCTCCACTCTGCTGGTCGAGCAATGTGGCGGCTTCCTTGTCTAAGATGATGTTTGCAGGCCAACGGCCTTTGTTTTCATCATATGTCTGTATTGGACGTTGCCTATCGGCTCTACCCTCAAGATTTCTCCAGCTTTCAAATGTAGTGTTTTTGCATTTTGGTTTTGATGTTCCAACTCTACACCCATCAATATTGATACCCGCTTGCCCCCATACCTCAGCGTTGTTAGCGAACGTCCCATCGAGAGGTTTCATGGCCACAATGATTGGCTCGTAGGCAGGCTTGAGGGCTGTGCCATAGCCGTCGAATTGCTTGGCTAGAGCGGTCGTGGGTTTCATTTTTTTACAACCAGGATTTTGCCTCTCTTCATTTGTTCGAAAAGATCCTTCTGTTTTACATGGATCCCCACTTGCAAATCTAAAATGTCCCCTTGTTTGAATCTCGACACCGGATGTCTTATCAATCGCCTTACTCACGTCTAGCGACTTAGGAAATCCACTCCCATATAACCACATAATACAGTCTCTAATCTCCCATCCTGCATCTTCAATAGAACAAGTAAGCCTGTGATAAGTGCGTGTTCCCCCGAAAGCTAAAAGAAAACCTCCCGGCTTAACAACGCGAAGAGCTTCTTTCCATATGAGCTCATGAGGTAAGCCGGCGTCCCACTCTTTTCCCATGAAACCTAGGCCGTAAGGAGGATCAGTTACAATAGAGCTAAAGTGGTTGTCAGGGAAAGTTTTCATTACTTCAAGGCAGTCACCCTCAAGGATGGAATGAGTGTGTGGCATATCTTCTTATGGAATGTAAAGCTTAGCCAAGTCTCATTGCGTCTCCGAACGCAACCATAATGCTATGAGTCTTCGCAGCTGTTGTCTGATAAGGTTGAGGTAGAACAAGGTTAGCGTTGTAGATGTCCGGTCCTGTGAGGTCTTCCCATCCGGGCTGTCTAACTAGCTTGTATGTGGTTTTGGTAGAAGGGTTCGTCATTTTGTTCCACTTGTTTTGGGAGGTTTGTCTTTCCGTTGGATGTCCGTCCATTGCAGATCCCATCTTTCTATCCACTTAGAGATCATTTTTCCCTTAGTGGTGATGCCATATATTAAATACATGTCTCTAGAAAACTTATCCTGATATTCCTCTGGAAGACAACCATAGTCATAATAGTAAGCATCGACTAAACAATCTTTGTTGATCTCAGGATGATTGAGTTGTTTCCTTATTTTAGCTGTTAACATGTCATCACAGCTAAGGTCTTCATCACATCGCTCGCATTCTTCCGAAGGGGTGTAAGACCTACGACAAAACAGCTTAAGTTCTAAGCGCGCTGATTCTTCCATCAAAGTTCCCTATGTTTCTCTAAGGCATGGTTCTCATGCTCGTTGAGCCACTTCCAGTCACTAGCCGC